ATCCTTCTTTGTAAACTCTTCTAGCTTCTACGTATCCCTTAGCTCCTGTAGCAGCAGCACTTGCAAAATTATTAAACCCGCTAGTAAGCGCAGCTTGTTTAGAACTTGAAGCACCAATTTTCATATAGGCTTCTCGTAATTGAAATTCTCCCTGTTCCTTAATAGCATTTAACTCTAACATTCTAGTTAATTCTTGTTGTTGTCTCAATGCTAGGGCAGAACCTTCCATTGAAATTCCAGACTTTGCAAAGGTGTTTTCTGTAGCAGCTATTGATGCTTGAGAACTTCTATCATAAATACCTAGTTCTCGCTCTGTAGCTTTCTGTATTTGCTTGGATTGCTCAATCATCCACGATTGATTAGCTGCTTCTGCAGCAGCCTCATCCATATTTGCTTTATAATTTCCGTACATCTGAATGCCAGTTCCTGCGGCATAGATCATCGCGGCTGTAAATGGGTCCATTTTAACCTCTACTCATTTGTCTGCCCTCTTATTGTAACACTCATTACATTTAATGGAAGCGACTGTTCTTTTTTAATCATCAAAGACCATTCTCTATCTGAGGAAGAGTCAACGAAGTGATCTATTGCCCCTGTAAAAGGAACTTCTGGAAATACTACCGGAGATAAGTTCGATTCACTAGAGCCAACTTTTCCTGTGCGTGATTTATAGTATCTGACGTAAGCTCTATCCACTCGTTTAATAGACCCCATTGTCGATCCTAGATTTCCCTTTGTATCTGGGGTTAATGTTTCGATGTACCCTGTAAATCTGAATCCTAGTACTATTTTTGAAACCGCTACAGGCAGGGTTAATATTCCGTCTGCGCCTATAACTTTGTCTTCGTATAGGATTCCATCTGCAATTACATCTACTGTTTCACCTGAGTAACGTGCAAATGTGCCCCACTTAGTGTACTTCGCTGTAGGTTCTGCGTCTGTTATACTGAATCCTTGAGTTATAGTAGGAGAGTACGCTATCCCTGCTAATGCGTTTGCTAAAGAGGTAGCTAGCTTCATTAACGGAAATCCGTAGCCATCATATAAGTTTATTACATACATATATGCCCCATTTACAATGGTCGCATCTCCAGGAGCTACGCTAGATAGTAAAACCTTTTTACCCGTAGGAAATCTTTGTGCCAATCCTATCCAGTTATTATCTACTCCAAAGGTTAAGAAAGTATCCCCTGCTTCTATTTGAGTTATAATAGTAGTTGCTGTAGTGAGTGTGCTAATTAAAAATGATCCGTCTGCAAACACGGGCTGATCGCCTATGTTTAATGAGTCTGTCTCTAATTCGTCACCTAAATATTCAGGAGCCATATATTCTACAAAATATCCGTCTGTTCTACTGACTACTAAGCCTAGGATGCTTCTCTCTAGTGTCTCGGAGAAGAAGGTGAACATGTCTACTACAGGACACTCACTTCCAATTGTATGGTAAGCCCATGCCACTGTTTCGCTATTTGGCTCTATTGTTACTGAGAATAAATTGAAAGAATTAGTTAATGCCCACAGAATCCTATTGGATTCTTGCCAAGCTACTTTTACAATTCGTATCTCTGATTGAGAGTCTACTGTCTGATTTGATCTAATCTTTTGAATTAAATCATCATTTAAAATAGAAATATTTTTTGAACTAAATCCGTTTACTTGAAAGTTATATTGTACCTGATGGATTCTTTTTCCGTCTGAACTAACGAAGAAGGCTGACTCTGAGTTTTTAATTGCAGAAACGTAGCTTCCCCCGATGCTTGATTCAGGAGAAATACCAATGTTCTGAATTGATAAAGCACTTTCTCCTTGCTTAATTACAAACTCTTCTCTGCCTGTACCAATTAATAAATCTCCCTGTTGAGAAATCCATTTAATCTCTGCAAAGTTTTTAGATGTAACAGGAAGTTCAAACGAACTGACTTCTGTAATTGGATTAGTGGTTGAGTTTTGAAAAAGTACAAAACTTATTAATTCTTTATATGTGTTCGTCTTACTACACCAAAACCAATTAGGATTTGTTAGCGTGTTTGCGAAGATCAACCTGTTATTGAAAGCTGAAAGTACTTTAGGAAATCCTAGATCAGGAGCAAATAACTGCCTTCTAAATCTATAAGATTTTATTGTAGCATTATACGCATAGTAAATAACTATACAGTTAGCTACTGATGCGCTTACGAGAGAGGTAATTAAGAATACTCCCTCTTTATTGTTCTGATTAATTACAAAATATGTGTGTAGCATATCAGCAGTGAAGTACGTCGCAGGGGTTGCAGTATCCCCCACAAATGCAGATATAGTTGAAGTGACATGCGATGTTGTTTGAAGTCCTTCTTGTCCGCCGGGAACGGCTACATCAGGTCGCAAATATACAGCAGAATCTTTATTAATTAAATATGGTGTGCACTGAAAGGGAAGTCCCGCATCTGTTGATGAATAAACATTTCCACTAGAACTTGATACCGGAAGATACCCACTAAATTGATAGTGTTCAATAGTTATTCCTACTCCCCCTACATAAAAAACTAAAGGGGGAATTGTACCTGAATTATGTGTCAGTACTAAGTTATTCTCTATTGTGACTACACTAAATCCATAATAATCTAAAGTTTCAAAGGTATTTAAAGTGTCTGTCTGTGCTTCTATTAAGGCATCGTGCTTAACCACTGGGGTTCCCCAACTTGAAATCGTTATATCAGAAAATTCACATGTCTTTCGTATGCCCAAGTTATCAAACGCTTCAAATGGACAGTCTCCTGTTCCCAATGTTTGCTGCTTAAATATAATTAAATACCTTCCGTCTGATCTCTCCCAAGGAATTACACAACCTCTCTCGTCTATAAATAACTGTGATACTGTTCCCGGTCTTGAGAATACTCCGCCCATAGGAGCAGGTAAGAAATTATGAAGTCTCTTTGCTGCTGACTCAAATTCAGCAATATCAGTTCTACCTAATAATTTAGGCGAAATCATACCGTTTTTAAACGATGCTTGATGATTATTATAACGAGACATTAGTACCTCACATCAAGGTATGAACTTAATACAACTCATTCTGATTGGCAGATTGTGCTGAGAATGATCTAGCGTCTGCTAAGAATACTGCGTATTGTGCTTGGAGAGTCTGTTCTCTTGGTGCAGATTGGGTGATTGAGTAACATAAATCCACCGCTAATCTAAATGATATAACCTCACATAGAGAACTATCAAATAAACTTTCTGCTACATCTGAAATATATTTTATTTTACATTCTGAATCGTTTGTTAAAACGTAGTTCCCTTCTTGCGCCCACTGAGCTACTTCATCGTTTACTTTTAAAACACGTAGGCAGTCTGAAGGTAATACGTATTGTTTTTCCCAATCGAATAAAGGGGCAGAAGGTAGAGCCGCTAGGGATGCACGTTTAATGGCGCATTTCCAAGGGTGTGATCTAAGTACTTCTTTTTTGATTATTTCGTAGCGATCGTTGCAGAGTTTGGCTCTGCTATTATCTTCGGTTAGAGAGTTGATTCGCTCAACTCCGAGTTTTCTTAAGGCTCCATTACAAATATCAACTTTTGAAACCATGTCCTATCCTATGAAAAAGAAAGGGGAGATTGCTCTCCCCAATAATCTTATTCCATAGTATAGAAAATTGCAACTTCAATTGCAAGCCCTAAAGCCGCAGTTGTATCTTCTGTTTGAGTCAATACTACTTGAGTCTCTACAGAAAATTCTTTGAAGATTGCTGCAGAACCTAGAGTTGGAACTCCAAGAACCGCTTGTCCACCAGCGTCAATGCTAGTAGCTAGTAAGAAACCGTCTAGGTCAGCAACGTCAACACCGTTAGCTTCGTAACCTAAACTAAAGATACCGGTAGTACCTAAAGAAGGAACCTTTACTTTACAGTCAACAACTTTTGCACCTGCAGGAAGTTTCATTAATTTAATAGTTGCAGAAGCAACTACGTTAGCTTCAAATACGTAGCTATCGAAAGCCATACGTACTTTACCACTGTGTTCTTTTCCCGCTACCTTTAAAGAAGGTACGGTAATGTTTTTCTTTGTGTAATTTACACCGTAAACTGTAGCCATTTTTTACTCCTTGTATAAGGGGGAGCGACGACTCCCCACCTTAAATTATTCTAATTAGCTTTCTAAGCACATTACTTCAACAACTTTAGCTTCTTCAAGTCTAGCGCATCCCATAGTCATAGAAGCGTAGATTTGTTTTGCGTAGTGTTTTGCAGGGATTTCATCAATTCTTCCTTTGATGTCTTCGCCAATTCCTAGCATAGCTGCAGTTGGAACCCAAGCAACTAACGACTTGCAGTTTGCAAGAGTTAAAGTTTGAGAACCTGAACCAACAACACCTGTGTCTTTATTGTATGCGATTGTCGCTGCACGAGTTCCGAAGAAGTCTGCATTTGATAAAGGCATAGACTCAATTCTGATAAACTTGAAACCATAGAAAGTATCGATTGCGCCTGCAACTAATGCTTTTACAGAGTTGTAATCAGAAGAAGTTACTTCTGTGTTGTCCATTAGAGATTCGATTTGCTCAGAAGTTACTGTTAAGTAAATTAGGTCAGTATCTGAATCTAATGCTTCACCTTTTGTGAAGATTTTTTTGATTGCCTTAAGAGTTTTAAGGTTTAATTTTCTACCAGTTGTAGCTGTTCCATCAAATGCTGCAACTCTTTGAGCGTTAGGAAGAACAACTGAAGTTGCCCCTTCTTTTCCAGAATAAGCTGTACCTAAAAGACCTTCGATTACGATTTGGTCAATTTTACGACCTAAAGTCATATAAGCTGCTTTTGAGTATTCACTTTCTGGATCTTGGATAAGTCTTAACTTATCTTCTTTGTCTACAAGGTCAGCGTAGTAGAAATCTTTCATAGTAACTTTTCTTCTGCTGTGTGGAGTATCTGAGTACTCAACGTCAGAATGTCTACCTGCTTTTTCTTTCGCCACTACTGAACCGATACGGTCGTAGAAATCTGATTCAGATTTTTGAGAATCAGAACGAACTGTTGCTTTAAGTCTTGAACCTTTTTGTTGAGATAGGTGAAATACGTTCGCATTGAACTGATTTACCATTGCTTCTGTTACTTGAACTGACATAAATGTCTCCTTAAACGGACGTTAATATAGTTGATTGTTTTTGAATAGCTACCCTTTCGGACTACTCTCAAGATAGGCGATCAAGGTGGTTCTTAAGAATTACCACAACCTCTTGTAAGATTATGGTAATTCATAGAATTGTACGGTGTCAATACTTATTTTACATCATTGCAAATAATTTAGAAACTTCTTCAACCGCGTTTTTATGGTCTGGGTGGCTACTGTTTCTATATGGGTGATTTACGTCCCCAATTATCTTAGTATAGCTTGCCTTAGCTTCTTGTGGAGTCATACCGTGTCTAGTCGATACATTCTCTTGGAAAGAATCTTCCTTCAAATTTGAGCCGACTTTAGCCAAAAACTGCGCTAATTTGGGATCATCTCCTAATCCAGACTCATTTAGATAATTCACAAACTGTTCGTCGCCAAACTCCTGAATTACAGCTTTAGCTGCAGCCATGTTCTTATCAAATCCTTGACCCCACTCTTTTGCAAGTGTAGCCCAACCTTCAGTCATCTTAGCTTCAGATTGTTGTTGTGCTAATGACATATTTCCAGATGCTTTGTCATTGAACCAATCCATAACCTTTTGTGCTTGATTAGGTAATAGATTTGATTCGTGTGCGAGCTTCTTGAACTCGTTCATTACTTCATCATTCACTACGTACTTCTCGCCTTTATTGATCTGATAGGCATCTAGTTCACTAGGCACACCTAGCTTCTGATAGAACTGCTTCCACTCAACGTCAGATGAGTTTTTACCGGGTAGAATGGTCTTGTCTTTTCCAAGCATCTTTTGTGCATGTACATAAGACTTGATCAAATCTTGGTGATTATTAAAAACCTTTAATGACGGATCCTTTGCAATCTCAGGGTCTACTCCTTTTAACCATTCAGGCATGTCTGACTGAGCAGGCGGTGTAAATGCTGCGGGTGTTGGATCACTAGATACAGGTGTTACGTCGGGAGTAATATCTCCCAATACTGTGTTTTCGCTCATGCTAATTGCCTCCTTAAAAGATTAGCAGTCCCATTATGGGACTAATACATATTCTGAATTTCTTCTTGTTCTTTGAATTGCTTGTACATTACTTCAGGGTCTTTGTTTAGCACATTGATTAAATCCGTAAGCATGGATCGTCTACCTTCCAAATAAGCCATCGTATAAGGATTCTCATTAAAAGTAGACGAGTACATGCCATTCGTCTTCATCATATCATGAAGTACCATTTTCCCCTCAGGGGAATCAAATACCTTTAAGTAACTCTGTAGTAACGTAACCTTTAATTGGTTCTTTCCTTCTAGCTTCTTTGCCATTATTTAGGTCCTTGTTGCATTTCTTGCGCTTTTAGCATATTCGGAGCCACCTTAGAAGATACTTCTGCATTGTGCATTTCCTCTGCGGCTGCCTGTTGTTGCTGTGCTTGTTGTGCTCTTGCTTGTCTAGTATTGCGTACGTCATTCTCATCGTAAAGAGATTTCTCAGGAAGTCCCACCACATTCCAAGTATGGCGAATAAATTCGTCACCGTTGATATTATCCATAACTTGTGGTTGTAACTGTATGACCGTTCCCGCTGCTTGCAGGAATTTTGGAAAGGCATCAAGTTCACTCTCCTTCTGTGCCTTTGCAATTTGTGAAGTGTAATTAATCTCTAACTTATCTACCCCTGAAAACTCAGGAGGAAGTACTTCAAACATCTTCGCCTCGAACATTATCTCGAAAACACGATCAATGATCGGCTTCAAAAGTTCATTGTGTAATCTTCCTAATATAGGAGATAAAAGTCTCAACGATTCCATACTTCTCTGATTAACTTCTGTAGCAGTCATTTGTGGACCTTGCTGCAGTTGTAGTTGGTCAATGAAGAATGCTCTTGATACGTTTGCTGTGATTCTCTCTAATAGTTTCTCATTTACTCCCAAATCCCCACCTAGATTAAGTGGCTCGAATCTATCCTTAGTTCCTGCTCTATAGAATAGAGTAGAAGCGGGACGAATCTTCTGAGGCATCATTAACCCATCATCGGGTGCTTGTATTGGAGGAGTCGCCCGTAACTGTGCTGCTTGCAGAATTGACTGAACTACTACATTCAATGTCTTTACGTCTGATAAGCACTTCATGGCTGGTGATCTACCATAGATTTCATTAGATAGTTTAGTCCATCTTGGAACTACATTTCTCTGCGTCTTGTATCCTGATTCTCTCAACACTTGTTGGTGTCTTCTAATTACATGGCATGATTTAAACGCCATCTTCTTAGGCACATTTGATTTTGATTTCAAGTCTCTCGGTGCTACGAAATGAATTACCTTTTCCTTGCATTCTGGATCGTCTTCGTATTTCTTAATAAGGTCAGGGCATTTCTCTGCAATTAACTTCTCACCAAATTCCTGAATGATCTGTGCTACTGTCCACTCTTTCTCAGACGATACAGTATTTACGATCCCCTTATTATCTTCTTCAATATAAGACTCATATATAGGAGAGCATCTAAAACGAATCACTGACTCATCATCTCTATCTATTCCCATTAACCCTGTACCAAACGATACTAGGTCAATGTACAATTCATGTATTTCAGTTTGGAAATTGGAATTATTTAATGTCGTAATCATTCTATTTCTAGAATCCTCTAGCCATTCCGCCACAGGTTTCTTTCTATCTACTTCCTCGTTCCCCGTACTTAAACCGAACCAATTAAGAGAAGGATTAGTAAGCATTCCATGGAGGGCTGAAGCGAGAAGTTCAACAGCATGAATAGAAGTAGAATCGTATAGCTTATTTTCCAACTTCTGTCCCGATGTAAACTGCCCATAGACATTACCCTTCTGAGGGACAAAGTAATCTGCAAGCTCTTTCCAATACCTATCCCAGTTCGTACGGTTCGCTTTTCTCTTATCATGTTGTTTGATTATGTTTACAGCAATAGGGTCAGCTTGTGGCTGCACACCTGGTATTGATGGAAGTGCCATTAGAAGCTCCCTAGTATTGATTTTTTACCTGTTCGATTAATTGATGATTGAATATTCTGTCCGCCAGAAAACGCTGCCCCGTAGGCACTTCCGGCAAGTTTAGAAGTTGCTGATAGGTTCGCCTCTGCGTCTGCTGCTGCTTTTTGATTGGCTAAAAGTTTAGCCTTAGCTGCATCTCTTTCGTCAAATCTATTTGGTCCTGCCATTTCATCGGCTATTTTAAATCCTGTGCTTAATCTACTAAATCCACTATTTATACCTTTACCTATCATTTCTCCAAAATCACCGAAAATTGCCATCTAAAACCCCCAAAATTGACCAGAATCCCTAGATTCTGCCTGTTTTTCGTAAAAATTACGAGGTAAATTCATTCTATCCACGTTTTTATCAATACTCAAGGCTAAATATCTGAATCCGTCAGCCCCGTGTGAGTACTCATCGTGCTTAGGGTCATCTTTAAAAATCCCGTTCTTCTCGTCCCACACCTTCTGATAGTTCTTCAAGCACTCTACACCACGGTAGGTCTTGATCTTATCGAAATAGCACTTGGATAGCATAGCTCTTACAGCCTGTATCCCGTCCACTACCTTCAGTCTTGGCAGAATACGGATAGTGTGCGTCCCTCCGATATACTCTCCAAGCTGTTCCTGTAGGGTCTTCCCTGTCCCAAGTTCCCTGGCTCCTGCATCGTGGGGCAAGAAGTGTGTTCCATAGATATATGGGCGAGCCTTCAACTGAGCAGCGTACCACTCAAGCCCTTTCCCACTCATTTCGATATAATCGATTATATGTATCTCTCTACCAACGAGTTGATAAAACCAAACGGCAGTACTATCAGAAATACCCAAGTCCCAAGCAGTATGAACAGGAACACCACCGTCGTAAGGAACACCAGTAATGCGTCTTTCTGCTTCGGCTCTAACCAAGTAATCATCATAGTACGCCCCTCGCATTGCTGCGTTGAAATTGCACTCCATCTCCTGATCAAATTCCTCAGGACTCATGGTCTGCTTCATTAACTCTAACTCTAGCGGATCCACGACCCCTGTTTCAGATGAACGGAGTATCGTAGCAAACCAAGGCGATTCCTTATCCTTAAGCATGGACTCTTCTGCTACGGCAAATATCTTTTTAAAATGGTTGGCTCCCTTAGGAGTCCCAATAAATATAGCCCAACCCTTGCGGTCAGATAGGGCAGGTACAACGACCTCTCCCCATAGGGAAGGTGCAATCTGAGCGTACTCATCGATGATGATACCATCCAAGTAAATCCCTCTTATTGAGTCGGGGTTATCGGCTCCGAGCAAGTATATAATGATCTTGTCTCCGTTGAGTCTAGGGACTGTGACCTTGAGTTCTTGGACATGGAACTCGACTCCTGGTACGTCCTTATAGAACTCCCGCATGTATTCCCACGCCACCTTCTTTGCTTGAGCATAAGTAGGAGCAACGTATCCATATTGAGGTCTAACGAGCTTATTCTTAAATGCCTTGTCCTGCATCTCACGAAGACTATAGACTGTCTTTCCGAATCGACGGTGACATACCAAGACATTGTATCTCCTCATGGCAGCATGTAGCGCCTGTTGGAACGGGCGTGGCTTGTAGCCAAGATCAATGACCTTGGCTCGTGACATATCTATTTTTTCCATAAGTCCTATGGTAGTTTCTTTTTCTTCATTCTCTCAATAGCTGCAGCAGTGATTTGATCTGCTAACGCTTGCCCCGCTTCCTTAGTCTTTTGCATTTCAATTGTTCTAGGCAAAGATTCTGTTTTAGAGCCGCCTTTTAAATCGTATCCACCAATCATGGTTTCAGCCTTAGACATTTCGGCAAGTTTAGGTTTTCCACCTACGTCCTGAAGTCTAGCGTTAGATATTGCTCCTTTGGGAGCTGAATCTGTTGGTTCCTGTCCATATGGATATGTGTCTGTTAACTTTGTTTTCTTTTTCTCAGCCATTATTTCTTCCCCTTTTTAGCTACGTATTTCTTCTTTTTCTTCCCTGCTACATTCATTGCGATAGCAATTGCCTGCTTCTGTGGATGCCCAGACTTAACTAGCTCTCCAATATTGGCAGAAATTGCTTCCTCACTAGATCCCTTTTTCAGTGGCACTTATAACCTCCGGTTGAATAACTTCAGCTTCTACTGTAACAGGTTCTTTCTTTCTCAGCAACTCCTCAATAGAGGGTGCACCCTCCCGATCTATGCCAGTATTAAGCACGATGACTGATGGTTGGTTGATCTCGATCTCCGTCTTCCTTGTTCCATATCTCTCTGGGTCCGACTTCTCCGCCGCCCACTTATGTGTATCCACCACCACCTTTATCCCAGGTATTTCATCCTTTGTTGCAGATAGTGCTGTTTCCGCCGTATCCACTGCCTTGTGGAAATGGTACTCGGCTCTCTGTACTCGGGCATCCTGATAGCGCATACGGAACTCGGGGTATAAGGATAGCCAAGCATAGAACACGGACTGTGGTATATTGTTCTCCTCGCATATATGTTTCAGTGAATCACCTTCCCTTATAGCATTGCATATAAGGTCTGCGGTAGTGTTGCAAAACTCACTCTTTCTCATTGGCAGGTATGGCTCGTACATCTTCCCTGTACGCAGGTCTATCTGTTCAATTTTTCCAGTTTGTCTATTCCTATAGGTGTGCAGGTCCTTTAACTCCGGAACTGGCAGGTTTGTGTCTATTTCCATTATATCACCCTCTTCACTATCGCCATATCAAAACTTTTTCTAAAATAGGTAATTATCTCATCGTCCGTGTGCCCACACCCCATTAACCTCTGCTCTGTGGGTATTAGTGCTGTAATGTCTCTATTATCCTCTTTACTGAACCAACCATATTGCTTAGGTGCCTTTTCTACTTTGGGTCTTCCTCTTTTTGACTCTTGTTTAGCTTGTTCCATTTTCAGCTTAATCCGCGTATTTGCCATTAGCGCGTCATACATCACAATGTTCGCCTTTAGCTGCTCTATTTGCTGTAGAGCGTTCCTTTTTCTAGCCTCATCATACGCAAGGGATTTGTGATATCTTTCCTCTGTTACTCTCATCTTTTTTCCTTTATATATAATTACTGTTAATCTATTACGGTAATTGTACCCCGTATTGTATACAATAGCAACCCCTAATACGGTAAAGCTAGGTGTGTTAAATATAAATAATGTATAAATAAAACCTAATTTCATGCGTCAAGTGCAATGTGAGATTTTTCGATTCTCGGGGAAACGCAGGTAAAGCCATGGATCTTGAAAAAAGTTTAGGGGGTGTCCCCTTCATTATTCTAGATTCAAGACCCCTGATTCATTTTTCTAGATCCCCTGACCTTGCTTCATGACTCTTAAAACCTTATACCGTGGTACAAGCTACTTGATTCATTGACCTTTGTACTGGCTACATTGATACATATATAATGATACGCTAACCTTGACTCAAGTATGAATATCCCTTTAAATCGATTCATTGTTCCTGGATACTAAGGTCAAGGCTACTCGATTCAATGCCCTTTAAATCGATTTAAACGCTTCATTTGCGAGATGTAAGGTTTCATGGGCTTTAAGGTAAGTGGTTGATTATACATTTGACACAATGAACATGGAATCTCTTCGAAAAAATACACTGCTTTTATGGGTATAACAAAATACCTGTGTCCAAGTATCCGGAATCATGGTAAATGACTAGGTACGTTGAGCTTTTACTACAAAATACGAGCTCCATTATACTTGTTCTAGGATTTTACAGCATATATATATATCTCTCTTTTATATACCAATTAAGGATATTTCTATTATTTTAAGTTTATAAAAAGTTAGTATATTG